GTTTAGATTCTATTAGATCACATTGGTGTCTAGCTTCTATAATTTGTTTACCTAAATCTGTTTGTTGATTTCTAGTAAGTATATCCATGTGTGTCAATACTCTTATGTCTAATATTTCTTCAACAACCTCTCGTCTATGTCTTGGTCTCATCTGCATAAATGGTTGATAAGATGATGAACCTAGAACAGCGATCTGTTTAAATGCTCTATAATTTAATCTTAATATTTGATCTTCTAAAATTTTTTGATAGTCAACACTAGAGGCATCTTGGTTTTGTAATACTCCATCAGAATAGATTTCAAATATAGTAGGTTTAATACCTCTTATAACTTTAAAGTTTTTTGTACCTATTTGAAATTCTAACTCTACTAGGGTTTCACCATTATTAATAGTGTTTATAATTTGTTCTTTTTTGATTTGTCTAAAGGGTCTATTGAATAACGCAAAAGTTAAAGCGTCTAACATAGTTGATTTTCCAGAGCCATTAGCACCAATCATCAAAGTCATTTGTGACTTGTTTAGTTCTATTTCAACAAAGCTGTTTCCTGTAGATAGAAAGTTTTTCCATCTAATCTTTTTAAATAGTATCATAATATAATATTAAAGTTACCTGAATATGTTATCCTTTTAGTTTTGTTGATTCCTGGTGTCACCATGTGTTTCATATATGATGGCCATATTAAGATCAAATTTTCTTTTTGTGGTAGTTTAGTTTCAAAATAAAAATGTTTAAAAGCTATATCATTATGTTCAAACCCTACATCTTCATAAGGATTTACAAATCTTAAATTACCACTTCCTTCTGGTATCTTGTGCATAATACAAAATGAAAAATGGCTCTTTGGGTGAAAGTGTATTTCCTGAAAGTCTTTTTCCATATATTCATTAGCCCAAATTTCTAATAGATGTATTTTGTGATCTTTTGTTATTACTTGTTTAGTAAATTTAAAAAGTTCTTCTGATAAAATTTTACTACTTTTTTCTGTAATTTTGTTATCCTTTAAGTAAGAAGTGGTGGTATTGCTTGCCCACTGTTTATGTGTAGAATAACTTAACTCAATTAAGTTTGAATCAAAGTTTGAAGTATAAATTGGTTGTCCAAAATAATAATTAATCATCTTTCACTTGCTTCAGTATATAAATCTTTCATAACTTCTTTAAGTTTGTTTTTATCTAAATCAGTATCTGTTTTTTCTACATAATTACCTAAAAAAGTTAAAGTATCTTCACCTTGTTTTAATACATCATCACCAACAGATGCTGTTATGTCTGTATTTAAATCTTCTATTATATTAACTTCATGTGTGTCTACAGTATTATGTAATTTATCAATTAAGTTATTAAACATTTCTTCGTTTGTTTTGTTTGTTACAAAAACTTTTACAAAGGTATCTTTAAAGTGTGATAAATCCATATTGTGATAATCATTTTCTTTATCATTGTATATTAGTTTCTTATGTATTCTAATTGGATTAGGTATTCTAGTTAGTTCTCTAGTTTCTGTATCTAGTATATGAAACCCTTTTGGACACTTATAGTCTGACCAAGTAATTTCGTATTGTGTACCTAGATAAAATACTTGACCATCATCAGATTTTTTATGAAAGTGACCAGATAATACTTTTTCGAATCTATGAAACATACTCTTATCTAAACCTTGCATATTCATATGACCAGCATTCATTTCAAAACCTTTAATCTCTAAATGACCTAACGCAAGTTGAGCATTTGTGTTTTCTATTTCATGTACAGAGTGTTCATAATTATCATCACAAATCCAAGGTATAAGACAAATATCGGTGCCGCCAAAATTTACAGTAGTTGCCTTTTCATATATCCATGGTTCTTTTACTCCATCATAAGTGGTACATAATTCTTTAATCGCATTTACTTCGTTTGTATTTTTATAATAAGTATCGTGGTTACCAAGTATGATATGTGTATCAATACCTTCTTTATACAATCGGTGCATAAAGTGTTCTCTAAAGGTATGTGCTGTTTTAAAGTTAATAAATTTTCTTCTATCAACAACATCACCTAAATGTATAAGTGTTGTTATATTATTTTCTTTTAGATATGGAAAAAATATCTCATTATAGAAACGCATAAAATAATCCAAGAATGCTGGACTATCGTTCCTCGCACCAAAGTGCGTATCATTTAACAAAGCTATTTTCATATTTTAGTGAAACAATTTAGATGTAGATTTTCTTACTCTTTTCTTCTTAACTTTCTTTTCAACTTTTTTAGGTTGAGTATCGTCCATCTTTAAATTCTTTTGTAAGAATTCTCTAAATTGATTTTTAAATTCTGCATCATCACCTGGTTGTAGAGCTACATCATCATAATTACTATCCATAATAAGTTTATGTTTAATAGTAGTTTGTTTTTTTTCTTTTTGTATTCTTCTTATAAATGCGTAATAGATAATTTGTGTAAAGTATGCGAAAGGATTACTTGACTTAGCTGGATTGAAATTGTCCAAATATTGTAGACAGTTTTCAATACCATCACTAACCATGTCGTCCCTAAATGTATAGTTTATAAAGTTAGGTCTATATGATAAATGATTTGCTATCTTTAAAAAACAACTACCAATATAATTAGTAACTGGTGGTTTATCTTTTTTCTCTTTTATCGCTTTGTTTACACCTTTTCTATAGGCTTTCATTGCCTCTAAAAATTCTTTGTTATTAACATAATGTTCTTTTTTTGCTGCCATGATTACAATATATCACCTTTCATTAAATTTGTCAATGTTTTAAGCTGCCTAAATCAGCGTTGACTTTTTCATAACTTTGTGTTACAATGAGCTTGTAGAGCGATCAGAGGAATAGAGTCTATTAGTGTACAGTCTTTTTAGGAACCCACTCATCATCATCAATCTCATCAAATATTTCATTAACTCTATCATTATCTTCATCACTTAATCTTTCTCTTTTAAATACTGTCGGCTGTTCTTTTTTAGCCAGTGGTTCGGACTTATCATACCCTAATACAACATGCTGATAACTCTTACTCATATCAATATTAGCATTTACAATAGTCATTATTTTATCTTTTGGAATAGTTAGCACTGCATCTTTTGTATAGGGAGACCATTTTATAAGAGCTACATAGTCTTTTAAACCCTGAGCTGTAAACTGTGGAATATACTTTACTTGTAAAGGTCTATTTAATCTCAATAAAGGAGATTTATCACCAAGTTGTTCTGCTGGTAATGAACAAACTATATCATCACCATTAATCAACTTGATTATCTTAATTGGATTTGGTGTTATCTTTTGTACCATTTATTAACTCCACGTTATGAATTTCGTAATTAAAGTCTTCGCTGTTGTATATATTTATTCTTTCTTTAAAGTGATGTAATGTATAATTCTCTTTACCTTTGTAAGAAATATCATCAGCCAAGTCATATAAAGTTGCTGCACTGTTGTCGTCTTTTAATCTTAATCCTCTACCAATACTTTGTAAATTTCTTATCCTTGATTTAGAAGGACTAGCAAAGATAATGTTATGCAAGTTCCGTATGTTAATGCCCGTAGAGAAAGTCCCATAGGAAGCCACAATAATGGCGTTGTCAGATTTCTCTGTGATCTCTCTAATTTTTTCTCGCTGTTCAGCGTCAACTCCTCCAAAGACATAGAAGACTTGTTTGTCTGTTGCTCGTTCTCGTATAGTTTCATATAAGTTCTTTCCGTGTTTTTCTACATATTGAAATAAACATAATGTATTTCCATTTAGCGAAGTCGCCAAGTTTCTTATATATTTATTCCTTTTTTCATTAGACACCAAATAGTCCATTTCTTCTTGGTATGTTTTATCTTTTAAAAAATGTCTAGCAGTTTGATCGTGTTGTAATACTAAACACATAATTTTTAAATCTGCTAGTTTACCTGTTTCCATTAGTTCACTAGTAGATACCACTTTGTTTACAGGACCAAACAATCCCTCTAATACTAATTTATGTGTCTTACTACCATCTAAAGTTCCTGTCAAACCAACTCTGTATTTGGTCTTTTCTAATTTTGTCATCAATTTTGTGAGCGACACAGCTTTAAATAGATGAGCTTCATCACCTATAATCATACCAAATTGACTAAACCATTTCTTTGGTAATTGATATACTGATTGCCAAGTAGATATAATAACTCTCTTATTAGTTTCTTTTTCATGGCCAGAGTATATTCTATGTACATTTCTTTCACTATTATAACCATAATCTTTAAAGTCTTTAAATAACTGCTCTACAAGCGATGTAGTGGGCACTATAACAAGGATTTTATCTTCTTTAGTATCTTTCAGTCGTAATAAATTATATATTAACATAAGATAGATTATGAGAGATTTACCACTAGCTGTAGGAGATACTAATAAACATCTATCTTTTTCAACAGAATATTTAAATGCTTCTCTTTGATAATCTCTAACTTCGTGTGGTAATTTAAGTGCTTTAATTAAGTCGTCAATCTTACTATCGTCAA